CAGCTCGTTATGAACACGAAACTGTAGCTCTTGCTTTCGCATTAACTGAAGAAGCTGTTGAAGATAATTTGTATGACCGTTTAGGTTCGAGATATACCAAGGCATTAGCCAGAAGTATGGCTCATACTAAACAAATTAAAGCTGCAAATATTCTAAACAACGCATTTAGCACTAGCTTTCCTGGTGGAGACGGTAAGCCGTTAATCGCTACTGACCACCCGTTAAGCACTGGTACTGCTGGTAACAGAGCAACAACTTTTGCTGACCTTAACGAAACATCTTTAGAAGATGCTTTGATAAGGATTTCAACTCAAACTGATGATCGTGGTTTGAACATAGCTTTACAAGGAACTAAATTAATTGTTCCACCACAACTACAATTTGTGGCGGATCGATTATTAAATACTCCAGGTAGAGTTGCTACTTCAGACAACGACATTAACTCAATCAGAAACCAAGGAATGCTTCCTCAAGGATATGTGGTAAACCACTACCTTGTAGATCCAGATGCGTTCTTCTTGAAAACAGATGTTCCTGACGGGTTTAAAATGTTTGTAAGAAGTCCAATGCAAACTGCTTTGGAAGGCGACTTTGATACTGGAAACATGAGATACAAAGCCAGAGAGAGATATTCATTTGGATTCTCTAACTGGAGATGTGTTGACGGTTCTCAAGGAGCTTAATAACGAATAAAGAAGGGAGGGCTTAGGCTCTCCCTTTTTTTAAAATGTGGTTACACGAACCAAATAATTTATCCGAAACCCCTTGTGTGGGTAGATGTACCACCTCTGTAATACCATTTGATGATATATGCAAAGGTTGTGGGAGAACTGTCGCAGAAATTAGAGATTGGGGCAGTTATACTGAATTAGAAAAAAAATTAATTAATATTAGAAACTCAAGAAAGTACGAGATTAGACAAGTGAAGCAATTTAAAATTATGACCGACAAAGAAAAAAGCGAAGATATAAGAGGAAGATTAATTACCACAAGATGCTTAATTGAAATGATAGGCGAAGATTTATTAAAAACTTTTGGTAAAAATAATTTAACAAAAGAAGTTTACGAAAAATTATACGAAGCACATGAGTCAGTTTTAGAAGCTACAGAAAAATTACCTATTGAACATGATCAAGCCGTATAATAAAATTAATCTATCTAGGATTAATTAATTGTTTTATAGACTGACCTAGCAGACAAGCCAAGACTATAAGACTTATTTCCCAAGGAGGAAATTATGGCAAAATCAACATTCTCAGGGCCAGTTAAATCTATCTCTGGTTTTATAACTGCTGGTAGCACATCAGCAGTAAGCTTAACTGCTGACACAACTTTAACTGTTGATGCTCATGCAGGTAAAATTTTAACTTGTAATGATGCTGACGGTAAATTTACTTTACCAAGTATTGTTACTACAAGTCCTTCAGATCCAACAGATCCGAATCAAGCAAATAATTTAGGAGCATCTTTTTTATTTGTTATTGAAACTGCTGCTACTGATTTAGATATTAAAACAGACGGTACTGACAAGTTTGTTGGAGGTTTATATATAGGTGTAAACAATAGTACAGGTAAAACTTTTATTTCTGGTGCATCTAATGATGTAATAACACTAAATGGTTCAACCAAAGGTGGATTAGCAGGAAGTATTATTAAAGTTACAGCAGTTGGTTCAGCTAAGTATGCCGTTGAAGGTATTGTCTTAGGCTCAGGAACTTTAGTAACTATGTTTGCTGACGCATAAGGAGTAAATTATGGCTGATACAGTAACATCACAAACCATCCAAGATGGTGAAAGAGTTGCTATTATGAAATTCACTAATAGTTCTGACGGAACTGGTGAATCTGCTATAAAAAAAGTAGATGTCTCTGCTTTGGCTAACAGTAGCCAAGGCAAGGCATGTACTTCAGTTAAAGTAGCTAAAATATGGTGGGCTTGTAGAGGTATGGGTGTGAATATTGAATTTGACGCTTCTACTAATGTATTAATTACAGGCTTACCTTCTGACTCTACTGGTGATGAATATTACTCTGATGTTTTTACGGGTATTCCAAACAATGCGGGATCTGGTAAAACTGGCGATATTGATTTCACTACAGTAGGACATAGTTCAGGCGATACTTATTCTATTATTTTAGAATTAGTAAAAGACTACGAATAATGGCTGAATATAAAGGCAAAAAAGTAACTTTGAATAGTCCAAGAGCTCTCCGTCAAGGAGAGCCTGGCTATGGAAAAAAAAGAAAAGTTGTTTTCGTTATGGGATGTAGTAGCGAAAGCAAAAGAGTAAAAAGAATTACATTTGGTGATGCCAAATTAGGTATGCACAAAAATACAAAATCAAGAAAAAAATCTTATTGTGCTAGAAGTGGCGGAATGAAAGGTACGACAGATAGATGTAGTGCTAACTATTGGGCTAGAAAAGATTGGGATTGTTAATATGGGTGAAAAAACAAAAAAAGACGCTTGTTATCACAAAGTAAAAGCCAGATATGATGTTTGGCCTTCTGCTTATGCAAGTGGAGCTTTAAGTAAATGTAGAAAAGTAGGAGCTGCAAATTGGGGCAATTCTAAAAAGAAAAAACCAATAAAAAAATCAACAGGTGGTTTTGTTTCTGTTAGAGGCCAGGGTGCAGTTATGAAAGAAAGATTAAGGTAATGTCTAAAAATTCATTAAGAGATTGGTTTGCAAAGAATGACGGAAAAGGATGGGTTGACTGTAAAACAGGAAAACCATGTGGTCGTAAAAAAGGCGAAAAAAGAGCATATCCCGCTTGTCGCCCAACCATGGCTCAATGTACTTCAGCAGCCAAAAAGAAAACTGGCCCTAAAAGAATTAGTTGGCAAAAAAAATCAACAGGTGGTGAAATGATAAAAGATAAAAGCAAAGCAGATTTAAATAAAGACGGCAAACTTTCTTCTTACGAAAAGAAAAGAGGTATAGCTATTGAAAAAGCTATGGCTCAACAAAATAGAGTAAAAATGAAAAATGGTGGATTTATTGCAAAAGGTTGCGGTCAAGTAATGAACAACCGTAGAAAAGTAACAAGCATATCTTGAGGTAAAAATGACTTTTAAGAAAACAAAAGGGTATAGCGTAAGAAAGATGTCCAAAGGCGGAGCTTTAATGAAGAAGTCTAAGGGCGGAGCTATGATGAAGAAATCAAAAGGCGGATCTATATTAAAGAAATCCAAAGGTGGTTCTTTAATGAAGAAATCAAAAGGGGGTTCTATGATGAAAAAATCTAAGGGCGGAGTTTTAAACAAAAACAGTAAAAAGAAATAACTTTTTAGTTTAAAAAACAACTTACATTTATGTCATACTTACTTAGTAATGTCCCACATTTTAAATGTTGGGTAAGAAGAGAATTTACTCACAATCACGAAAAATACCATGACGAGTATTTACATGCTTTAGTTATTGCAGTAAATACTATTCCAGATAGGTCTTTGAGTTTTCAAGTAGTCTTTACGGGTTGTGAGTCAGATTGTGAAGATAACAACGAGCCGAATATCCATGGCGGAGCTATGTGGGCTAGAATGCCTATCCAAGCTTTAGTAGCTGATATTCCTATGGATGATTTTCCTGAACCAATGGAAGATCATATTGCACAACCTTGGGATTGTGAATCTAGAAACCATTCAGTAATAGTTATGGATAGAGTAAGCTCATCACCTTGGCTTTGTAAATTAGATGGCGAATTTTTTAAAGGAAGATATTTGTTTACTGTTGATTATACTGATTCCGATATTGCTGACGATAGTGCACAACATAAACAATCTCATGTATTATATGTAACAGAAGATTGTAAATGGAAAGGTAACCTAGTAGCCTTACCAAACAACAGAGTAAGGGCTACAAGTCCTGCTCTTTGGGTAACAGGAGATGGTGCTCCTGACTTTAAACCTTCACAATGGACACATTCTGCTGAAGGTCACGAAAGTTACTTAGATCCTGCAATAACTTTTGATAACTTATATGAAGATTAATGGCATTATCAGGTAGCACAAATTTTGAACCAAATGTAACTGAGTTTATAGAAGAGGCTTTTGAAAGATGCGGTATAGAACTCAGAACAGGTTATGATTTAAGAACTGCAAAAAGGTCTATCAATATTATGTTAGCTGAGTGGGCTAACAGAGGCCTTAACCAATGGACTATTGAGCAAACTACTCAAACAGTAACAGAAGGAACCAATAGCTACAGTTTAAATTCTAATGTAATTGATATTTTAGATATGGTTGTTAGAAGAACAACTAATTCTGTTAATACAGACACTAATATGAGCAGAATAAGTAGAAGTGAGTATTTAAATATTCCAAACAAAGATACAAAAGCTAGACCTAATCAATTCTTTTTTGATAAGCAAACAACACCTGCAATAAAGGTTTATCCTACTCCAGAAAATTCTACAGATATATTGGTTTTTAATAAGTTAGTTAGAATGGATGATGCTGATACTGCAACAAATACTATGGATTTGCCCTTTAGGTTTTATCCATGTTTTGCAGCAGGTCTTGCTTACTACATTAGTATAAAAAGAGCTCCACAAAGAACAGCAGAGTTAAAAGCAATCTACGAAGAAGAATTCAGAAGAGCTGCTGACCAAGACGAAGATAAAGCTTCTTTTAGATTAAGGCCTTATTTAAGGAATGTCTAATGGCTTATGCAAGTGGTAAATTTGCATACGCTTTATGTGATAGATGCGGATTTCGATATAAATACAAAGATTTAAGAAAAGAATGGAATGGTGCCAAAACCTGTCGTTCTTGTTATGAAGAAAAACACCCTCAATTAGAAACCACTAGAAATGTTACGGATCCAGAAGCTTTGTACGAAGCTAGGCCTAATACAGATAAAGAGGTCGGAAATGGTAGGATTTCAACTAATAATGATTTAGTTGGCAAAACATTTTTAGGTTTTAAAACAAACTCATCTTTAGGTTCTATAAATGTAATTGAAAACGACAGCTCATTAGATGTAAATGTTACAGGTATTGAATTAACATCTGCACTAGGTTCAATTTCTATAACAGGAAATATAAGTGAAACAGTAACATTATCTACTCTTTTAAGTACATCTTATTTAAATAATCCTTCTATTACTGGTGCTTTACAAACTTACACAGTAACTGTTGTAGGCGGTAATCCTGTTGATCATCCTTACTACAATTTTGGATCTACAAATAAATTTGCTATTAATGGTTATACTGCTACACCATATGTAACTTTGAGTTTAGCTGAAGGAGAAACTTATAGATTTGATCAATCAAACTCAAGTAATAGCGGACATCCATTAAGGTTTTCAACAACTGCTAATGGTACACATGGAGGAGGTTCTGAATATACTACAGGAGTTACTACTAACGGCACTCCAGGTAGTGCTGGGGCATACACTCAAATTACCGTTGCTTCAGGAGCACCTACACTTTATTATTACTGCACTAACCATTCAGGAATGGGCTGGACAGCAAACGTCTCTTAATTTGGTATAATAAATTATGACTTTATCTGAACTAAAAACCTTAATTCAAAACTATGTAGAAAATGACGAAACGACTTTTACAAGTTCTTTGAATGACATAATAAAAAATGCAGAAGAAAGGATATTTGAATTAGTACAGTTTGATTTTTTTAAAAAAAATGTTTCTGGTGTTTTAACTACAGGTAATAGATTTTTGACTGCACCTTCAGATTATGTATTAAGCACTTACTTGGCTGTAATAGATGGTAGTGGAGATTATTCTTATTTAGAA